AGACGACTCTAATGTTGTCTTTGAAATCCAAGCCGATGACACTTTCCCAGTGGCTGACTTACTTGGTAACTTCGACATTGTTTATACAAACGCAGGGAGTACTGTCACAGGTATTTCAGGTGCAGAGTTAGATGTCACAACAGGTGCTACAACAGCTGGTTTACCGCTTAAAGCGATTGATATTTCAGGCGATCCTGAAAATTCAGACGTTGCAACGGCTAATACCAATGTTCTATGCGTAATTCAAAATCATATCATGGGCCAAAAAGGCGCAGGATTAGCATAATAGGAGTATGACTAATGGCTATAAGTAGATCGCAATTAGCGAAAGAATTAGAACCAGGTTTAAATGCCCTATTTGGCATGGAATACAATAGGTACGAGCAACAACACACTGAGATATTTGAGACTGAATCATCAGATAGAGCATTTGAAGAAGAAACCATGATCGTTGGTTTCGGTAACGCGAAGACTAAAACTGAAGGACAAGGGGTCGCTTATGACTCTGCATCTGAAGGCTTTACTTCTAGGTATTCACATGAAACCATCGCGTTAGCATTTGCACTAACTGAAGAAGCAATCGAAGATAATCTGTATGACAGACTGGGAGCTAGATATACAAAAGCTCTAGCAAGATCTATGGCACATACTAAGCAAGTAAAAGCTGCTTCTGTGCTTAACAACGCATTCTCATCAAGCTTTACAGGTGGCGATGGTGTTGCATTGGTAAGTGACTCTCATCCTTTATCGGGTGGCGGAACTTTCAGCAACAGACCTAGCACTTATTCAGACTTGAATGAGACTTCATTGGAAGATGCCCTTATCTCTGTTTCAACTTTTGTTGATGACAGAAATATGGTTATTGCTTTACAAGGTAAGAAACTAGTTATACCACCACAATTACAATTTGTGGCTGATAGACTACTTCAAACTCCTGGTAGAGTAAGTACATCTGACAACGACATTAACTCTATTAAGAATATGGGCATGGTATCCGAAGGGTACACTGTTAATAACTTCTTAACAGATAATGATGCTTGGTTCTTGATGACAGACTGTCCTGATGGATTTAAACACTTCGAGAGATCATCTCTTTCAACTTCTATGGAAGGTGACTTTGATACTGGCAACGTCAGATTTAAAGCTAGAGAAAGATACTCATTTGGATTCTCAAATCCAAGAGCAGTGTTTGCCTCTCAAGGTGCATAATCTTAACTGATTGTTTAAAGGGAGCTTCGGCTCCCTTTTTTTTTGGATCAAACTGATATACAATCAAATGACTAGGATTATTAACTTGTTCTATCGACTGACCTAGCAGACAAGCCGAGACTATAGAACTTATTTCCGAGGAGGAAATTATGGCGAATTCAACATTTAGTGGGCCAGTCAGGTCTGAAGGTGGTTTTGAACAAATTACAGTAGCAGCATCAACAGGTGCAATTACAACTAATTTTGATTTAGATGCAAGTGGAAATATTACTGACGTAGGTTCAATCGCATCTGATGGTGCTATTTCTACTACAAGTACCATATTAGGTAAGAAAGTAATTAATACAACTTTTAATGCTAGTGCTGCTAAATCAGAAGCTATAACAGCAGCTCAATCAGGAACTTTGTTTTTAATTGACGGCACAAATAATAATGTAATCACTTTACCTACTGTATCTACAGCAAATGTAGGAGTTCATTATGAATTTCAACTAACTGTAGCTGTAGCTAGTGGTAAAACTACTACTATTGTTCTTCCAGGTTCTGCTGTATCAGCATTTCAAGGGATGCTTTCTTTAGTTGCAGGAACAGCAGCTAACGCAGTAAGTGATGTAGCAGGAGACACTTTAACATTAGTAGCAGCAACAGTTTTAAACGCTAGAGTTTCTATGACTTGTGTTTCAGATGATGGAACAAACTCTAAGTGGATGACTACTGCTCTATCAACTCCAATCGCTACAATAACTTAATAGGGAGTAAATTATGGCGACTAGACTAACTGGCTCAGACGTATTAGGTAAGTTTATAACTGCCGATGCTCAAGTCTTAGATGCAAATGGAATATCAGTAGCAGCAGCAGTTGGAAATAACGCAGCGCTTACTATAGGTGGTGCGTTAGCTGACGGTGGCTCTGTCACTAATGTTGGCGGAAGGATTGTTACAATCCTCTCTGCTGGTAATGATGCAGCTAAATCATTTACTGTAGTAGGTACTGATGTTAATGGAGACTCTCAAACAGAATCCATTACAGGTGCCAATGCAGGCACAGCTACTGGCTCTAAATATTTTAGAGTAATAGCTTCAATAACAGCTGTTGGTAATCCAGCAGGTGATGTTTCTGCTGGTATTAACACAGCAGTTGCAGACGTTATTTTTGCAGGTAGATCCAGATTACAAGGAGTAAATTTGGTTTGCTCTGGAACGGCAGGAAATGTGGATTTTGTAAACACCTCTCCAAACGGTACAAGTTCTTTTAAACTAGGATCTGTAGCATCTGCTACTGCAACTAGAGATATTACTATTCCGGATAATGGATTGCTTTTTAGTGACGGTATATATATTAATTATACAACTGCTACATTTTCATCATTGACTGCTTTTCATGCGTAAAGGTGGCTGAGAGAAAAAAAAGTAAACCTATTCCTAAAACAACGGGTAAAGGCGGGAATTACCGCTCTACTAAAAGTGGAGCGGGTATGACTAAAAAGGGTGTTGCTGCGTATAAACGCAAAAACCCCGGCAGTAAGTTAAAGACTGCTGTAACCGGTAAGGTTAAAAAAGGTAGCACGGCTGCTAATAGAAGAAAGTCTTATTGTGCAAGATCTCTAGGACAACTTAAAAAGAGCTCTGCTGAAACTAGAAATGATCCTAATTCAAGAATTAGGCAAGCAAGAAGAAGGTGGAAGTGTTAATTTTATGAAAGGCGTAAATCATTACAAAAAAGATGGCTCTCTTCATAAAGGCCGTATGCACAAAATGAATGACGGATCTTTACACACTGGAAACAGTCATACTGCTGCTAGCAAACAATTGTTTCACTTTGGCGAGTTAAACAAAAAATCAAAAACAAAAGCAAAAACTTATTGGAGTAAATAATGGCAAAACCAGGGCTATATGCAAACATAGATGCTAAAAGAAAACGTATAAAAGCCGGATCCGGTGAAACTATGCGTAAAGTAGGAAGCAAAGGCGCTCCTAGTAGTAACGCATTTAAACAAGCTGCCAAGACCGCAAAAAAAATGCGTAAAGGTGGTACTATAAATAAAAACAACCCAGGTAACTCTGGTTTGTATGGTAGAAAATAAGGAGAAAATTATGCCAAAAGGAATAGGAACATACGGAAGTACAGTAGGAAGACCTGCTAAACCAAAGGGAATGAAAAATGGCGGAAAAGCCATGATGAACAAAGGCGGAAAGGTCAAACACATGATGGGCGGCGGATCACCTGTTATGGATCAAATGATGCCACCAATGAGGCCTAAAATGATGAATAAGGGCGGCAAAGTCAAAAGAGGTGAGGCAAGAGGTGGTGGTGCAGCAACTAAAGGTCTAGGCTATAACATCTAGTGACAACATCAAGCAGCAAAAATTTTGAGCCAGATGTAGCTGAGTACATTGAAGAAGCCTTTGAGAGATGTGGTTTAGAACTGCGTACGGGCTATGATTTGAAAACAGCTAATAGAAGTCTTAATTTAATGCTTGCTGAATGGGCTAACAGAGGTTTAAACCAATGGACCATAGCTCAAAAAACAGTAGATATGGTTGCCAATACAACAACTTATAATATTGATAGTACGAATGGTACGGCACCTATTGATGTTTTAGATGTCTTTATAAGAGAAACAACGCAATCTAATGCTAACGACATATCTATGACAAGATTGAGCAGAGCGGAATATTCAAATATTACAACTAAAAGCACAACAGGTAAGCCAAATCAGTTCTTTGTTGATAAACAAATAACACCAACTATATCTGTATGGCCTGCTCCGGATCAATCTAGTAAGTACACAATCTTTATGAATGTCTTAACTAGAATGGATGATGTAGACTCGGCAACAAATACCTTAGAAGTACCTTTTAGGTTTTATCCTTGTTTAGCCGCAGGTCTGGCATATTATTTATCAATGAAAAAAGCTCCACAACTAACTCCTCAGTTAAAAGCGATTTATGATGAAGAATTTAATAGAGCAATAGCTGCCGATGAGGATAGAGCCTCCTTTAGAATTGCACCAAACCTAAGAAGCTATAACAACGCATAATGGCTTTTGCATCTAACAAAAA